AGCTTTTTTATTCTGTAAATGTATTTTGTTAATAGTTTCAATAGCTCCCGCACCAGCAGCTATAAGACTTGCTAAGCTTGCCATCTGTTCTGGATCTCCAGTTGCAGCAACTACTTGCTGTAAATCTATAACACTTTTTACACTTAAAGTGGCTAATTCTGCAGAGTTCTTTAATATAAAGTCTTGAATATCTTGCTCTGTTTTAGGCACTTCAACTTTAATTTTTGGTTCTATATTCTTAGCGTAATCTTTACCTACAACTTCTCTATCTTCGGAATTCAACCCTGCAATAAAATTATCTATTTGATTTATTACGTTTTGATTATCCGATGCTGTATTATCCGGTAAAGGTGGTTGATTCACAGTAATACTTATGGCAAGTCTTGATTTATCAATATTATACGTTATACTACCTCATTATGTTTCCTGTTACAATTAAGTTCGTTAAAACACACGATTTAGCTGTGTTACCAAAGTTTAATCATTCAGACCCTTATACCGGAGACTCTGGTATAGATCTTACTGCAGTAGAGCAAGTCACTGTTCCTGCTAAAGGTTACGCTGTAGTGCCTGTAGGTCTTAAGTTAGGCTATGTAACACCGGGTTATTGGATCCGAGTAGAGGGTCGTTCCGGTGTAGGTTTTAAGAAGCACATATTTCCTCATTTCGGTATTATTGACAATCCTTATAGAGGTGATATGGGTATTAAGCTTTATAACTTCGGTACTGAAGATCAAACGTTTAAGGCTGGTGATAAAATTGCTCAACTTATTGTTTACTCTCTTATTCAAGCAGATATTGAATGGACAGATCAGGTAAGCGAAACCACTCGTGGTGAAAAAGGTTTCGGTTCATCTGACAAACCAGCCAAAGCTGATGAAGTATATAACAAGAAAATGGGCGGGGCTACACCAACTGAAGTTGAGATAGTAGCAGACCCAGATGGTGGCTTTTCAGTTAAACCAAAAAAGAAATAATGACAATTAACGAACAGTTAATGAATATATGGGTAGAACGTTTTAGACCAACTAAACTGGCCGATATGGTTCTATCTGAGTCTCTACGTACGTTCGTAGAAGAATGTAAACGTAAAGATGAAATACCTAATATGTTACTTGTTGGTAATGCAGGTACAGGTAAGACCACATTAGCAAAAGTAATTATTAACGAAATATTAGATGCACAATACTTGTACATTAACGCAAGCGAAAAGAACGGCATTGACGAAGTCCGCACCTCTATTCTTACGTTTGCTCAAACTAAAAGCCTGGACGGCAAGATTAAGATTATCTTTCTGGACGAGTTTGATAACTTTACTGATGCCGGTCAAAGAGCTTTGCGTAATGTTATGGAAGAGTACGCTGGTAATACCCGTTTTATCCTCACTGGCAACTATCTACATCGTATTATCCAACCGATTCAGTCCCGATGCCAAGTTTTCACTGATTTTACTCCTCCTATTGGAGAATATGCTAAGCGAATAAGCTTTATACTACGTCAAGAAAAGGTACAAGTAGGTAAAGAACAAATAGAAAAGATTAAAGAGGTTATACGGTATCATTATCCGGATTTACGTAGAATTATTAACTATATACAACGTAGTGTAGTTAATAACGTACTAACTATAAACAGTACGATTAATAACGAGGGATTCGCACAAGAGATCCTGGATAAAACTGTGAACAAAGAAGACCTTACGTCTATACGTAAATTCGTTATAGAGTCGGAGCAAACCTTTGGAAACGACTATCCTAAGTTAATGAAAGACCTGTTTAATGCAGTATATAAGAGCTCTATTTCAGAAGATAAAAAAAGACTTGCATTGCTGCAAGTCTCTGAATATTTGTACCGCTCGGCTTTAGTAATGGATCAAGAGATTAATTTCTTCTCTTGTCTTATTGCTTTAACCACCGTGGTGTGAAAACTTAGAAGCCTTAATTGCTGAAGCAGGATCTTTTGGATCGCCGCCTGTCATGTGAACCTTAGGTTTTGTAGTTTCAGCCATAGATACTTTTTCAGCACATTTACAACCCTTTAAATCCATACCGCAAATAGGGCAAACCTCTTCTGCAATTTGACCTGTAGTGTTGGTTACTGTTTTGCCACCAATTTTAAACTTATCACCTTTTTGAGTGTGAGCTAAATCACCGGTAAACACGTTACCTTCATCTTCTACGCTTGCTGCAGCTTTTGGAAACATATGACTGTAATACGTTACTACCTCTGAAGCACCATCGCCATCATTCGTATAATAAAGTATATTGCCTGCAATAATTTCTGCTTTTCCTGCATCAACTTTACGAGTCGCCATAGCCCACTTTTCAATATTTGTAAATGCTAAGCTGAGCACTTCCTTTTCAGACATACCTGGTTTCGCACCAGCAAGAGCCATCTTTTCAAATTCGTAAAGATCTTCAGTTTGCATTTGAGGGTTACCAGCTAACTGATCTCCACCATCCATAGAACCGTTAGCACTTTGACCTTCTGCACCAACATCTTCATTGAGAATTTTAATATAAAGACTGTCTAAAGCATTTTCAGTTAACTGTAATGCTGATTCTTTCAGCTCTTTAGCTTTTGCTAAACCTTTTACTTTAGGTGGCAAATCATCATTGTATTTGTTAGAATGAGCAAGTTTTGTGTTTTTTTCAGCTAATTCGTAATCGCCCTTTTCAGCTTTAGTTTGCTTTTTCATTAGCTTTGTTTGAGCGTCGATATCTCTGCCCTTATTCATTTTATGTTTTTCAACTTCTTCTGGGCCTGTAACACGATCTTTTGTATCTTTTTGATCTTCAGGTACTGGTGGTAAGTTACCTTCAGTGTCGATGCTTTCTAAGCAATCAACAGGAATAGTAACTAAGTTGTGCCAATAACCTGGAGCAGATTCTTCGAAACAGTCAGCTAAATCAGCAGGTAAGTTACCCGCACCTTCTGCACTATAACGTGATGGAGCTGTATAGTTATGAAGTTTGCTAATTCTGATATTATTACCAGCTTTAACCATATCCATAATACGAGCTTTAACGTTTTCGCCTAAACTCTTAAAGCTATCCATGTTTTCATAACCGGATTTTAGTTTAACAACATCCCCGGCTAGGAAACCAGCGCCTTGAGTAAAGCGACCATAGGCCTCTTTGAATAAAGAGTGAAACTTACTGTTTTTCATATAATGATAATACTTACTCTTTCCCTAAGTAATTTGCAATGCCAACAATAAGTTTTACAGGTTTACAAAAAATTACAGCTGCAAATACCTATACTTATTCGGATTTACATTTAGATTTTGTCAATCCTATTACAAGCGATATAAGTGCAGATTATGACGCTGCAGCGATTAAAAATTCGATTAATGCTTTGTTCAACACGTTACCCGGTCAAAACTTATTAAATCCTACATACGGGTTAAACTTAGCTCAGTACTTGTTTCAACCTATTAGTGAAACAAATGGTAGACTTATAGGCAACGCTATACTTAACGGATTAACATTATATGAACCAAGAATAACTGTGCAAAACGTCAACATACAGATGAATACAGACGAGCAAACTTATTACATCTACTTAAATATAGTAATGCCCTACTTAAATAACACTACGTTAAATGTAGCTGGGGTTTTAGGTAAAACAGGCTACACACTTTTATAATATGTCTACAATATCAGGAGATGCTTCAGCTCTAAACATTCAACCAAACGAATACATCGCGTTTGATGCAACGAATCTTAGAGATTTCATGCGCACTCGCTTAACTCAAAGCGGTTTATTTACAGATCAGTATTTGGAAGGTTCTAACCTTAACGCTATTAATAACATTGTAGCTTACGCATTTCATACGTTCATGTTCTACCTAAACAAAACTTCTTCAGAAGCTATGTTTACCGACGCACAAATATATGAAAACATTAATCGTGTTGTAAAGATTATAAACTACGCACCTATAGGAGATCAAACCTCAACTGCTGTGTTTACATGTTCAGCTACTGCAGATTTAGGTATTGGTTCTTATACTATTCCACGCTATACATTTTTAAGAGTTAATAACTCACCTTACGCTTTTAACCAAGATGTAACGTTTACCAAGACTCTTTCTACTGCTCAGTACTTAGATAGTGTTGGTAACCAAGTACTCTTATATCAAGGTAAATGGACAGAGTATCCATTATATACAGCTCAAGGCAACACAAATGAAATCGTGTACGTTGCTCCAGGCAGCGCGGTTAGTGTAGATCACTTTAATATTAACGTTTACGTTAATGCTGCTGCAACAGGCAAATGGTCTCAATGGACACAAACAGAATCTTTATATTTACAAAACGCTACGGATACCACATTTGAGGCAAGACTCAATGAAAGTCAAAACTACGAGCTAAAGTTTGGTGATGGTATTAACGGTGCACAGCTACAACCAGGAGACCAGGTTGCTGTTTATTATATGCAATCTCTTGGTACAGCAGGCCAGATTAATGCAGGAGACTTAGACGGCTTGACTGCAGTTATCTATAGTACTGCACAATGGAACAAAATACAGCAAGATGTATTTAGCACTGATTTACAGTACTTAGATGATAGTAATATAACAGATTTATACTTTGATAATGCTAACCCTTCAACAGTGTTTACATATGCTGAAGACGCAAATAGTATTCGTAATAATGCTCCAGCTGCTTATAAGTCTCAGTATCGTTTAGTAACAGCAAACGATTATAAAAACTTTGTTACAAGCACGTTTAACAATATTGTACAAGATGTTAATGTATATAGCAATAACGATTATATTAATAATCATATACAATATCTTTACAATATAGGTTTAACTAACCCAAATCAAGATAATAGAGTGTTGTACAATCAAGTAGCGTTTTCTACATCTTGTAACTTTAATAACATTTATATCTATGTGTTACCAAGAGCTACGCAGAACAATACAAACGGTAACTTAAACTATTTAACACCAACACAAAAGTCTCTTATAACAAACACTGCCGCTAGCAAGAAGACAATGACATCGGACATTATAATAATGGACCCTGTGTACAAAGCAGCAGCTATTGGTTATAGTAGTAACTCTAGCGGAGAAGATATTACCGCTATTACCACTCAGTCAGTATTAAATGTAACTCTAGAGCAGACAGCTAAGATCTCGACTCAGCTTATACAAAATAAGATAGCAGGTATTATACAAGCCTTCTTTGATCCTACTAAACTAACATTAGGTTATAATATTGATCTGATTAACCTTACAGCTCAAATCGAAAACATACCTGGGGTAAATACAGTCTACACTCAACGTTTGGATACCGGAGAAGTTGTACAAGGTGTTTCATTAGTGTTATGGAATCCTTCATATCCGAACAATGATGTGTCTATAGCTGCTAAAAACTATCAACTGCAAAACTTCCAGGCGCTATACTTTAACAATATTAATAACGTATCAAGTAGCATTATCGTAACCACAGCTGTATCGCAAGATACTTCGGTAATCAATGTTTAACCTGTAAATAATCTATATGGCCGACGCAGACGTAAAAATTTCACAACTACCTTCTATACCAAATGTTGGGTATCTTCAAGGTACAGACATATTGCCTATAGTAGGTTATCAAGGCGCACAAGGCATAACTCAAGGCATAACGCTTTCGCAGTTAACTAGTTACATTACTACTTTAATACCAGCAGGTCCTGCCGGTCCTCAAGGGCCACAAGGTTATTCTGGTACCACAGTCGGTGGTGGTACAACTGGTGCATATTTTCAAACATTTTACACTTATTCTAACTCTGTAGTATCAACACCTACAGGTTGGAGTACAACATCAGGTTATGGTGGTCCAAACTCGGGCGGTCCTTGGTACCCAGCTTATCCTACACCAACTCAAAACCCTGGCCAAGAAATAGTATGGTCAACTACAGGACTAGTAGAATCAGATGGTAGCGGGTTAGTTGGTGGTACAGGCTGGTCAACACCTGTTAGAGTTTCAAAAGGTCAAATTAACTTTTATCAATCGTCTCAACCTTCAGCTCCGCCTGCACAGGCTGGTGACGTTTGGTTTAATACTGCTAATAACAACCAAGCATTTGTATTTGACGGCACTAACTGGAATAACTTAAGCACACCATTCCCATATGTGGGTTATTCAGGATTCATTAACGCTCTTATTGCTCCAGGTTATTCCGGCGCGTTTACGTTAGTAGCAGATAAGTTTCAAATAGTACAACCAGGTTATTCTGGTGCTGGTGGTACTGGTTTTTCTCCGTTTAATGTTCAACCAAACGGAGATGTGTATATAGCAGATGCTATTATACAAACAGTCAACGCTGGTAATATTACTACAGGTACAATCGATGTACCTATACAAATAAACACAGCTAACTTAGTTGCCGGTACTATATCAAATAACTTTCAAGTATATAATCCGTACGTACCTGCTAATACAATGCCTTGCGTTGGTTGGGCACGTCAAGAAAATCTTTCACCTCAAATCATTACAGGTGGTCCTAACGTAACAGATGGCACCCCGGTACCTATGTGTACATTCTACGGCTGGAATGCAGGTGCTGGTGGATATGTACAGAACCGGTTCGGTTTAGGTTCAATGATATTCACATATAATATTGCAACCGACGTTTCCAGTGAATATAATAATGGTATTAAGTTTAACGTAGTATATCAAATAAATGGCGGTTCCTGGGTACAATGTCAAGCACCTCAAGCTTCTTTACCTAATATAAATAACTTTCCGCTATCCTTGTATCAAAGCGGTAGTGTAAACATTACCGGTCTTAACGGTACTGAAACTATTGTTTTTGGTTATCAACCAGCTGCGATTAACGCGAATGTATCTTATATTAATTACGCTTGCTTAACAGTACTGTGTTATAATATATAATGCATGGCAACGAACTATATCACAACCGAAGGTAGTGACTTTGTCACAACAGAAGCCAGCGATTTTCTAGTAACAGAAGATTCTGGTACAGTACCAACCGGTCCAGTACCTGTAGTACAGTCAGTAACCCCTATAAACGGTCCACAGACTGGTGGTACTAATATAGTAATACTTGGTCAGTACTTTGCAGGAGCTACAAGCATAACTATAGGTGGTAATGCAGTAACTAACGTTACTATAGTAAGCACTAGTTCTCCGCAGCAGATTATCTGTACCACACCAGCTGGTACAGTAGGATCTCAGCCAATAGTAGTTACTAATACGTACGGTAGTAGTAATGCAAATGTAACTTTTACATACCTCGCAGTTTCTAACTGCTTACCTATTGGTAACTTTATTACAGGTTTTACTTTAAACCCAGTAAACAATACTAATACTAATATAACTAGTGGATACACTTACGCTACACCTATATTGCTATCAGTTAATACCGCTTTAGGTGTTTCACCAGCTAATATATTAAACGAGTTTTCATTATTTGCTGATTTTGGTAATGGTACTGAAATCGAAATAACTCAAGTTACAAGTAGTGCACTACTTACACAGCCAGTTGTTTATGATTGGCCTGGAGTGTATGAAGTTAAGCTAGTAGTGTTACCTAAGAACGGTTGTCCTGTAGGTACATATTCTAAAACATTTAGCGCTGTTAACTATATTGATGACAATCTTAACTGGGATTATAGTCGTTGGCCGGAACTTACAGAACAACATGTAAGTCTAGGGGCTGCATTTCACGGGTTTCAATCTTGCCCTCCAGGTTTACTTCTAAGCGCAATACCACTTACGTTTGACTTTAATGTATCTAATCAACTGAGTAGCGGTATAGTATTTGATTTATATTCAGAGAACTCTTTATCTCAACCATGGGAAACTGTAACACCTGATAACAAGTTTGCACAGTTAAGACCGCGTTGGAGGTTTACAGATTTAAATGGTAATGTTGTTACCTCTATAACCGCTACAAATGTAACACCTGTATATATTTTACCAGATGGTACTCGTACTAACTCAAATAATGGTACTCTAGTTGGTTATACTGGTACGGTAGACTTTTATTATACAGACGATATACCTTCTTTGGTGTATGATAACGGGTTTGTAGATCCAGTAGTATTACCTACCTTATGGGTTGTTTACAACACTACCAATATATCTAACTTACAAGACAGTAACGATGGTAATGCTCCTTCTTATTCTAATAGTAATGTAGCTTTATCTTCTTACTTCTATGTAAAGAACTTATCTGCAGATCACTTTGATATAACTGTTGATGGTTATACAATACCGTTACCTAATACAGTATGGCCTGATACAGATAGAACATTTATAATAACTGTTAATAGTGCTATACTTTCTTCTTCTACTACAGATTTTAGTAATGTAGCGCTATTAAACTATCCTTTAATAGGAGCAAACTATTCAAACGTTACCGCAGCTGTATCACCTAGTGCAGCAGCTACAGTATATACACCAGTATTTAAGTTTAATAGATATGACAGTCTAGGTAGAGACACAGGCGGGTTCTTT